TCTGAATCATGGCATTATGCCAAACACATAAAACGAATAATTAAAGTATGAAAAAAGAAAACGAAAAAACACAAGAAATTGAAAAAGGTATCGGAATAGCATACCTAGACGATAGCCATATTAAGGCAGAAAGCCTTAAATTTTACGCCTCTGAATCAAAAGGCAACATGGTTATCGAAGCCGAAGATTTCAGCACGGTAAACCCAACCACAGCAAATCCTGAAACAGTTTCCCTCAAAGTGCAATATGCCTTGAAAGGTAAAACAGTCTTAAAAGAATCATTTTACGAATATTTAAAGTCATTTCGCTACGTTGGAATCCACCAAGACCAACTAACGTTACGCATTTACGAGGACTTGAAAAAGCTAATTGGACATAACCAAATTACGGTTACAACCTTTGTTCAAGGAGATGGAGGAATTTCAGTTACTTGCACAGAATCAGCAAGTAAAGGAATGTCGGCAGGTTACTAATAAAAAACTAAAATATCAGGGGAGTATTCCTGCTCCCCTAACTCAAAATACAATATGAAAACAATGTTGAGTGCTATAACTTTGGAGGTTATTGACAAAATATTCTCCAAACATACGATGACCAAGCTAGGCGCATCAACTCAAATGTTGTACATAAATTGTCTGACAAAACATTTCAGGAAGCTAGAGTGCAAAGAGGAAAACGCCAAGCAATTTACAATATTCACTACTGAATTTCCAAATTACGAGGCTTGGAAATCAAAATTAGTGGAGTTGCACCATGCAGGGTTAGTTTCAATAATGGGAGATACAATTTTCTTTATAAACCATTGGGGTCAGTACATAGACCGAACAATTTATGAGAAAACAGAAACGCTCATTGGATTCGAGGTAAAAACAGCCAAAAGTTTTGAACAGGAACTTAAAAACAGCGAATCCCTCTTAAATTTGTGTGCCATGCGCCATCAGGCAACACCAAGTCAAGTACAGCAATTATTGGACTTATTTATTTACGAGCAAAATGCGTTAGGAACGAAATACTTGGACGAGGGAGCAATAAAAAAACACTTTTTAAATTGGTTTCCAAAGAACCTAGAAGAAATAAAAAAGAAACGAGTAAACTCACAAACAAAACTTCTAGGAGGTGAATAAGAAAAAACCAAAACATATTCCAAGTACACCCAAAGGGGGCTTTCAGCCTCCCCAAGATGGTATCTTGGAAGAAATTGTATTGGGTTCAATACTCATAGATAAATACGCTTTAGATAAAATTATAGGGGACTTTGTTCCACAACTGTTTTTTCAAGGAAACCACGTTTTAATTGCCGAAGCAATAATAACGCTTTACAGGGAAAACACAAACATAGATTTAGTAACCGTTGTTCAGCAATTAAAAAAAGAAGGAAAGCTAGAAGAAGTAGGGGGTTACGCCTACGTTAGCCACCTAACAAGCAAAATAGGAAGTACAAGTAACCTAGAAACCCACGTTAGGCTTCTTCAAGAATTTGAGTTAAAAAGAAGTTTAATCACAGTTTCCTCCGAAATAACAAGGCGTTGTTTCACAGAGGAAGAGGACGTATTTGATGTGTTTTCCGAAGCACAAGCCACCCTAGACCAATCACTAAAATCAGTAATCAATTATAAGGTTGAAAGCGTTGGAAATATCCATAAAGAACTTATTCAGGAAAGTATTCGAGTATTAGATTCAAAAGAAAATTCGGGAGTTCCAACAGGTTTACGCAGGGTAGATAATGTAACTAATGGTTTTCAGAAATCGGACTTAATTATCTTGGCAGGACGACCAAGTATGGGTAAAACGGCTTCGGCAATCAGTATGATAATCCATCCGTGCATAGAAAAAGGTATTCCCGTAGCGGTATTCTCCCTTGAAATGTCTAAAAACCAAGTAGTAGGTCGAATCCAATCAAGTTTATCAGGAATAAATGTTTCGAAGATTATAAAGAAACAACTAACGGTAGAAGAAATAGACCAAATTAGTAAACGAGGCAAATCACTAGAAACAGCCCCTTTGTTTATAGATGACACAGCCAACATTTCAGTATTAGATTTAAAAGGAAAATGCCGAAAATTAGTTAAGGAACAGGGGGTACAAATGATTATAATTGATTACTTACAGTTAATGCGGTCAGGAATGAAAACCCAAAGCAGGGAGCAAGAAATAGCCGAAATTTCTAGGGGCTTGAAAATCATTGCAAAAGAACTCAATGTTCCTGTCATAGCCCTATCACAGTTAAGCCGTAACGTAGAGCAACGAGGGGGAGATAAAAAGCCAAACTTATCAGATTTAAGGGAATCAGGTCAAATAGAGCAAGATGCCGACATGGTTTTATTTTGTTACAGACCCGAATATTACGGGATAACAGAAACCATGATTGGCGACAGAGAATTTAACGCTCAAGGGCTATTTGTACTAATCGTAGCCAAACATAGGAACGGTGAACTTGGCGAAATCCCATTAAAATTTATTGGTGAACTAGCAAAAATTTCCAACTTGGATGAGGGATTCTCGAATAATAGTGGTACATTTGTACAAAAAAAACCAAACCCAATGAATTTACAGGGGTTTTTAAATGAAAATAACGTGCAAAACGACAGTAAAAATGATTTACTTGATAATGATTTAGGCACTATAAATGAAGTGCCGTTTTAATAAAGAGATAGTATGCAGACAGAACGAAAGGCAGAGCAAATAATTATCACAGGAAATAACATTGATTCCTTGAAGAAATACCCTGATAATTTTTTTGACAGCATAGTTACCGACCCGCCTTATGGTCTAGGAAAAGAGCCTAACGTAGAAGAAATGCTTCGTGCTTGGATAACGGAAGGTTTTATGGAGGTCAAAGGAACAGGCTTCATGGGAAAAGAGTGGGATGCGTTTGTTCCACAGCCTAATTTTTGGAAAGAAATATTTAGAGTATTAAAACACGGTGGTCATATTGTTGCTTTTTTTGGAACACGAACATACGATTGGGGTTGTATGGCAATTAGATTAGCAGGTTTTGAAATTAGAGATTGTATTCAATGGGTTTATGGAAGTGGTTTTCCAAAATCGCATAATATAGAAAAAGCAATTAACAAATTGGATGGAGTAGAATTTGAAGAAAAACCTGCGGAGGGTGTTGGATTTATGAAAGCAGATAGCGAGGATTGGAATGTAACCAAAAATCAACTTATTCAAAAAGGAAAAAGTAGTGAAAGAGCAAAACAATGGGAAGGTTGGGGTAGTGCCTTGAAACCCGCCAATGAGCCGATTGTCCTTGCTCGTAAACCACTTGAAAAAGGTCTATCAATAGCAGAGAATGTACTAAAATGGGGAACGGGTGGAATTAACATTGATGGGTGTAGGGTAACAATAAATGATAAAGAAAAATATGTTAATAATGCAGAGGGCAGAACAAAAAGGTTAAAATCAAACAACCAAAATGTATATTCAGGTGCGATTGTGATACCTAAAGATATAAAAACAGTAGAAGGTCGCTTTCCCGCAAACATAATTTTAGATGAAGAAGCTGGTAAGATAATGGATGAGCAGAGTGGGATATTGAAAAGTGGAGCTATGGATTCTGTAACAAAAGGGGGTAAGTTTAATGTATATGGTCAGATGTCAGAGCGTAGAGTTGTAAATCCGCCAAGCGAGGGCGGTGCATCTCGTTTTTTTTATTGTGCAAAGGCAAGTAAATCAGAAAGAAATAAAGGTTTGGAAGGGTTTGAGGATAAGCCACTTGCTTACTCAAATCAAGCAAAAGCGGAACTAAAAAGAGGAAATGAGAATTTTGATGGAGGTGATGCTAAAGGACACGGAAATTCAATTAGACATTTGAAAAACTTTCACCCAACGGTCAAACCCGTAAAACTTATGCAATACCTAGTTCGAATGATAACCCCGCCAAATGGAACGGTATTAGACCCATTTGCAGGTTCGGGAACAACGGGAGTAGCCTGTAAAATAGACGGCTTTAATTTCGTAGGATTAGAATTAAGCGATGAATATTCAGAAATAGCCCGTGCAAGAATAGAAAAATTTGTCGAAGAACGAGAGTTTATAGATGAGTGCAAGATTTTTGAATCAAAAAAGAATAAAATAGATACCCAATACAGTTTATTTGACTAAATAATTATGGAAGCAAACAGCGAAAAGCCAAAAACAAAAAAACGAGTAAAACGAGCAGTCCTTGTAAAACCAAAGAAGCCAAAGGAAAAGCTACACAGCAATCGAATTAGGCAAATTCTTCAAGAAATAGATATGTGCCAACAGGAACTAGCGGACTTAGCCCTAAATGGAGATGCGGGATATATGTCAAAGATTATCAATGGGGGCAGGAGATGTATTTCTTTGCCCATAGCAATTAAGATAGCACGGGTGCTAAACAGACCCGTAGAGGAAATATTTATTTATAAATTAAATGATAAAGCACAAAACAGCAATCAATCCCAAACGCAAGAGGATTAAGCGAGAAAAATTAGTGTACAGCACCACTTTTTTTAAAGAAAATTTGGAAAATAAAAATAATAGTTGTACGTTTGTACAGAAATAGTCTGAAATGTTTGTTATTATTAAGAAAATAGTTCTTGTTTTTATATCGGGTTACAACTATATGGACTACATAAACAAGGAAGTTCAGAAGTGCAGGAATGAAGGCTACATAGGTTATTAAATGAGAAATAAAAAAGAAACAGTATGCAGGATAAAAAACACAAAGGATTTACACCAAAGGAGGGTCTTCCTAATAAGGACAACGCACGAATTTGGTTTATTGAAAAAAAAACTAAAGAGCGGTTTGAAGGTTTATGGATTGAAGCTGAAACAATGTTTTACATAGGCTTTAAAGACAGAGGGTTCTTTCGATTTAAACACGAAATTTCTAAATGGGGTTACTTGGACAAAGCCAACGACCCAAAACCAAACTAATTTACAGAAACAATGTTAGATAAAAATTGGAAAAACAAGCCAAAACCTAAATCAGTAACTATAAAGATTCAGGTAGAACTAGAGTACATAGAAGACCTGCCATTATGCCTTGAAACAATTAAAAAACAACTATATGTAGGAATCCCTTACACGGAGGGCGTAATTAAAAAAGGAATGTATTACACAGCAAATTTAGAATATAAAAACCCTGCCGACTACCGAGAACAACAAATAAATGGGATTTATTATAAAGTAATCAACAAAAAAACAAACAAATGGAGCGTATAGTAGTTTTTTTTTGTATAATTCTAATTTACATTGGAATATTTGTTTTATACATTTCCAAGATAATTAAAATCTTAGCATATTGTATTATGCTTAATTTTTCTGAAGCAAAAGACGAAATCCGAAACTTTAATCAAGTATATCCATAAACTATGAAAAAAATATTTTTATTACTCGCAGTAGCAACACTCGGTTCTTGTAAAAAAGTAGAGCCACAGAAATCAAATTGTGGAACGGTGGTAGCTAAGTCTCAAAAACTTGACCTACAAGGAAACGTAATAGGCTATCAGCTAGGAATTATAAACGAGTTAACCAACAACCAAGAATCCTTTGATGTGGATTATTTAACCTACTTAACAGTAGAAGGTTTTGATAGGTATTGTGTGGACGGGCTTGAATCTTGGTAATCAAAAAGTAAACAATTAAAAAATAAATAAGTATGAAGAAGTTAATTTTATCAGGTGCGTTATTATGTGCAATCACTAACGCTAAAGCACAATGGACGTATAAAAACGTGAATAACGGGATAGACGACCCGTACAAAATTTGTTATACAGAAACAAATAATTACGCACGTTTAAAGTTAGAAAAGTATAACGAGGGCGTAACGTTTTATATATCAGGAACATATTTTTGCGATGAGTTTCCAACAGTAGATGTAGTTTTTACTGTATCAGGCGTAACGAAAAAACACCAAGTAGTTGGTGCAAGGTCAGAGGATTCAAAAATAGTGTTCCTTGCATTTGATATTTCCACAGAAGAGTTTTACGAGGATTTCAAAAATGCAAGTTCGGTTAAAGTAAGAGTTAATGAAAGCTATTGTACAACGGACGTATTTACGTTCAACATTGCAAACAGCAAGTTAGCCCTTGAATTTATGCAAAAGCCATGAAAAAATACATATTTCACCCCGTAAACCTATTTGTCATAATGGATTTAGCAACCATAGTTATTCTCACTCAATGCCTTGAAAAATGACAGTAGATAAGTTTTTAGGACTAAAACATGGAATAACCCTATCGGACTAGAAAATACCCATAGACCCCAAGTTTTTCGTAAAGGTAATGAATCAATATGCAGAACATAGAATTGAAGAAGCCCTTGCTTTAAAAACAGTAAGCTATTATTTTACAGGCAGGGATTACAAGGATGCGTTGGCTATTGCTGAAGCTACTAAAATTTACGAGGAAACCACCGACTTTAATCAAGCCAAAAAAAGATTGGTTCAAGAGGGTTGGGATTTAACTTCGGCTACAAAATTCTTGAAAAAACACTTGATAAAAGAATAAGATGGAAAAACAAATTAGTGCCGTAGAATGGTTAGAAAATGAATTTAAAGAAATGTGTAAAGATTTTGGAGGTCTTCATACAGATTTTATTGAAAGATTTGACCAAGCCAAGCAAATGGA